TGGCGTAGACTTTACTCAGACCAAGGGCTACATGCTGCACACGCTGCGCGTTCTCATTGAGAACGGAATGCTGAAGCTCCCGCCTGAGGGCGCGGCGATACAGCAGCAGCTAAAAAGTTACCCAGGGCCAACGAACGACAAACGTGCGCCCCAGGACATCGTGATGGCTCTTGCAATGCTCGCGCCCGACTTGTGGCGCGCTCAGGCGGCCACTACGGATAGTGCCGTTCTGTCTGCGGAGGACCTCGAGGCCGTGATGGGCATTACGCGGCCTCGCGGACGCTACAAAGGCAGGCGAATCATTTCTCATGGTCGCCCTCTGGGTTGACAAAGGTATCCTGGGCGCGTATAATTATGTTAAACCAAAGGAACAGCAGGTAAAGATAAGGTGGAAAAGAAAGGAATCAGGCACGATGAGACCTGAGGTATGCTGTTCCAATCACTTGAAGCCCTATACCATCCCGAGAATTTAGTCGTCGCGTCTCTGCTTCGTCAGGCAGAGAGCTTCGGCGTCCCTGTCGCATTTGCCGAGCGGCAGGCTTACTACGATGACGCAGAGCAATGGTATACGGGGAAGGCGCTGGAGGCGACCGATATTGACCCAGACAGCGGTGAGGAAGTCCAGCTCTATCCCCTCAGGATCAACCCATTCCCTTCCATCGTAGAGAAACACGTTCGTGCTGTTGTGGGCCAGCTCGACCCCGGCACACTACCCATGCGGCACAAGTCTCGTTTCCGTGAAGGGTTCGACGGGCGAGTCGATCTCGATCGCATTATCAACAGGCTGCTCCTGGAGGCCGGTGGCCCTGGTGCCTTCCAGGATATGATCCGGCTTTCGCAGGTGTTTGGTGGATTTGCGGCACGCATCAAGCTCAATCGCGTCAATTATCCGAAGCTGGAATACATCCACCCGAAGACGTTCTTTGCTGTACCGGACAGCAATTGGTTCTCTTTGTCTGAGGCATGGATCATCCGGGCGATCAACCGTTATGAGGCCCGCCGCCTTGGTGCAAACACGGATGACGACGTAGATGTTTACATCTACATGGAGTATTGGAACAAGGACGAATATTATGTACAAGTAGACGATCAAACCGCGACTGATCGCGCTGGACGGCCTGTGCGTGGACGCAACCCGTATGGCTTTGTGCCATTTGTATATGTCCCCCATATACGCGGCACGAATTTTTGGGGTGAGAGCCTGATTGTTCCCGCTATTGGCCTTGTGCGCGAGATGAATGAGCGCTTTGCCAACCTTGGCGATGCTGTCAACCTTGACAGTAATTTGCTGATTGCTATACGAAACAGCTCTTCGCCGAAGATGCGCAAGCTAGGGGCCAATCTGCACGTTGTGGATCTGGGCTCCTACATGGGAACTGGTCAAGGAGGCTCCGCTCTTGCGCCGGATATGTTCGAGGTGCGTTCGTCCTCAACTCGCACATCTCAGGCTATGCGGGATATTGTGCGGGATATTTGGGATACCATCATGCGCGTAACCTTCACGCCGCCAATTGCATTCGGCGAAGATGAAGGCAGCCAGCGCAGCGCATTGACGCTGGAAACGCGCTTCTGGCCGCTCATCTCCCATGCGGATGGCGAACGGATGGCAATCGAGACGGCCTTTCATCAGCTCTTTGTTATGGGACTGAGGATGCTGGAGAGCAAGGGCAGCAGTGTTCCTGAGGAGTTCAGGCCGCCAAAGGGGTGGCTTCCTGAGGACATTGGCTTCTCGTGGGCCGAGCAACTGCCGCGCGATACAGAGACCATGATGCACGTGTTGGTGCAGCGCGCCCAGGAGAATCTTGGCTCTCTGGAACACCTCATCGGCCTGTTGCCAGATGTGGACAACCCCAAGGCGGAGATCGAGAAAATCTTCAGCGAGCTTGAGAGGCTTGCTGAGATTGAAGCCAAATCGAAGCGGCGGGACAGCAGCGTGAATCCCATGAACGTTGCCTTACCGCAGGAGGTGCAAAATGCCGCAGGACGAAACCAGCAAGAACCCCGAAACTAATCAGGCCAAAACTGGGGCTCCCGAGCAGGGGACCAAGCCTACGTCTCAGCAGACCGAAACCACGAATAAAGAGACGGAAGCTACTGCGAAGGAGAAGCAAATCCCGGACGAGGCCCAGCGCATCATCAAGGGGTTGCAGCGGACCATCGCCAAGAAAGACGCCAAGATTCAGGAACTCGAGGCGAAGGTCCAGGAGCTTGAAGGCAAGCTCGAAGACCTCTCTGCTGAGGCTGAGACCATCAAGGAGCGCGCCGAGCGTGCCTCTGAGTTGGAGCAGCAGCTGACGGAGAAGGAGCGCGAACTGCAGCGCAAGAAACTCGTGATGAGCGAGTTCCCCGAGCTTGCCCAGCTGGAAGCCGAAGGGCTTCTACCCAATGCGGACGACGAAGAAGAGCTGCGTCAGGCGCTCGCCAAGGTGCGCGAGTACATGCAGTCCTTCGCCAAGTCCGCCGTAGAGAAAGCTGCTGAGGGCACTTTGCCGGAGACCACGGAAACCGGCCAACGTGATCTGTCGCGCCTCAGCACCGAAGCCCTGACTGATGCTGCTCTGGATGCTGTCGCCAAGGGAGACGAACAGACCTACAACCGCATCATGGCAATTTTGGAGCAGCGCGGCCAGGGATAAGACAACACACTGTAAACGGAGGCTGACATGGCTGTTGGCGATTTCGACACCTATTACGGCGACAACCCCTGGACCGCCGTAGACAAAAATACGCGGGATTGGTATTTCCCCGACGTGGTGATGATCTGGCGGCGCAAAGGTGTGTATAGCCGGTTTGTGCCGTGGCAGTTCAACCTGCGCAATGTGCGCGCGAAGAAGGCGATCATCACCCAGCTGCTGCCGCCCCATCCGAATGCGAACACTATCGGCTTGCGGGATATGTGGGCCAACGCGGAACACATGGACTCCCGCGAGATCGAGGTCGTGTTCAACCGCTATGGCGGCAAACTGGCCTATCACAAGTACGATGATCTGGTTACGTACTGGCGTCAGAACCGCCGGGCTGGCCTGCGGCGCATTATCCAGCAGGGCCTGGGCATCCACATGGTCGACTCGCTGGACCTTATTGCCCGCAATGCCTATCTGAGCGGTGCGCTAACCAGTGGTTACGCGCAGTATTCCAATGACAAGACTGACTTCGCCACCCTGACCAGCACCGACACGTTCGACATCAACAGCGTGTTGGACATCTGGTTGGGCATGGTGTACCGCGATGTGGCTGACGCTGTTGGCGCTTCCGGCGTAAACAGCCCCGGCACGGTGTTCTGCATTACCTCGCCGGGCGTGATTTACGACATCCAGAAGTCGATCATCACTGGCACCACCACCGACGAGTGGGTTGCTGTGCAAAACTACGCGAACCCCAAAATGATCGTCTCTCGGTATGAGATCGGCCAGTACAAGGGTGTGCGCTTCATCCAAGACCCGGACGCCACTCTGTGGAACTGTGGCGTGATTTCCTTCCAGGCGGATGTAACCGCCCCGCTCAAGGCTGGCGACGGTGCGCCCGATCCCTCCACCACCAAGGTCGATGGCACGTATGGTGTGGGCCAGAGCGGCGCGATTCACTACGTGCAGTTGAGCGCGACCCCGACTGTGGGCGTGCTGGGCACCGACCTGAAGGAAAGCGACATCGTGACGATCCACGTTTCCAAGACCAACGACTTCGGCGTGACTGGCGGCGTGGACTTCCGCGACAGCCGCAACCATGTGCGGCGCGTGGTGTCCGTGGATACGGTGAATAATCGCATCACCCTGGACAAGCCGCTTATGCTCGACTTCAATGCCGACCTGGGCGGTGGTGTGTATGCGTATGTGACCAAGGGACGCCACATCCATGCCTCGCTGTTCATCGGTGCTCCGAATGGCGTGGTTGGTGCTGTGGCTCAGCCGCCTATGGTGCATACGCCCCCGCCTGTGGACGACTTCGAGAGCATGTACCGCTTCTCCTGGGACGCCTACCTCGGCCTGAACCTGTTCCGGCCTGACGCGTTCGAGGTGATGTTCTCCGCTGGTACGGTCCGCGTGAAGGGCGCTGCGGTGATTTAGTCGCAGTGAGCTAAGGAGGCTGTTGTGAACATCACAGTGAGTCAAGCTACTACCATGCTTCAGGGGCTGCTGTCCGATGACACACTGACGACAGCGGACACTCTGGACGCGCTCAACGCCGCGCAGGAGGCTCTTGCAGCCCACGCGCCGAAGCGCACTGAAACAACGATCACTGGTGATGGGACAACGGCCTCCTTTTCCCTCCCGTCGGACTTTTACTCCCTCGAAGCGCTCTTCGACGAGAATGGGCAGCGTATCTATGTGTTCGACCCACGCGATGTCGAATACATTGGCTCCAACGTCGGCTCGAAGGTTGCTTATCTAAGGGATGGGATGATCAACTTTTTGATCATCCCGGATAACGGTGCCAAATACAAAATGCTCTACGCTGCGCGGTGGCCCGAGCTGGTGAACGACACTGACACTCTTGGCCCACCGAGGCACTGGCTCTCCGCAATGCTGTACTACGCTGGAGCCTATATGCTCGTCCCGTCGAGTATCGACACGGCTAACATTCGTCAGTTCGCCACAGACCTCGATGCTGGCAATCCAGAGCACAACCCGCTGGCGCGCCGCGTTGAGTTTCTGCGCGATCTCTTCGAGAAGGAGGTTGCGCGTCATGCGAGCTACATCGGAGGTCAACGCTAAATGGCACACATCAGCTACTTGATTGCCTCAGCTATCCGAGACAAGCTCCAAACGGAGCTGATTGACAACATCCCATCTGGCGATGTAAGCCGTCTGGATATTGTCAAGCTCGGACGGCTGTATCAAAAGAATCCTTTGAAGGCCACGAACAACCTGTGGGCTGTCGTAGTGCCAGGAAGCGTGACCACTGAAGAGATATGGGATGGGCCGCTTTCTCTTGGCAATGCCGATAACGTCGGCTTTGACATGCCGGTCTATGAGATTGGCGGCTCTTCATCCTGGTGGCGGCGTGGCACTGTACAGTTCGGCTTCTTTTTCGTGAAATCCTCGATGGATGAAGCCGCCGCTCTGGATACGGCAACGAAGATTCTCGGCAGGATCGAGAAAGCAGTCGGGGCGACCTACATCGCCAACCTGACGGACGAGTTCGGAGAGCAGGGCATCAAGGTCTTTGTCGCTCAAACCTCGTTCCAGGAAAGCGGTGGGGAGCGCGAAAAGACCTTTATCTTCCGGGGTCGATTGATCTACCAAGCACTTACTGAAAGGAGCTAACGATGGCGACTGCAATCGGACGAGATGCCATCTTTGGTTTTGGGCTGCAGGCCGACATCGCCACGGCTCCGACCGCGTGGTATCAGCACTATGCTGTCCGCGTAGACGGCGGAGAAGTGGATAATATCAACCTGTTTGAGCCTGAGATCGGCGGCAAACCTGTGCCAACCGGCGCGTTCTCCGCTGGCCCTATGGGCGTTGCCAGCGTCGAAATGCGTCCTCGCCTGCAGGACACTTTTGGCCGTCTGCTGTATGCTTTGACCGGCTCTGTGACGACTATGCAACCTGATGCGGTTAACGAGCCGGATGTATACGATCACAAGTTCCCGTTTGCTACTACCCTCAGCCTGCCCTACATGGCGTGGCGTGTCTGGATGAACAAATCCAATGCTGTACAGAACCTCGGGCGCGTGCTGACTGGTGGCCGCATCACGGCGTTTGTGCTCGATCTTGCGTCGGGTCAACCAGCGCGAGCTACCTTTGCCCTGCGCTCGGTGGACTACTCCTTCGAGGACCCGTCCACCTGGACCTGGAGCAACGCCACGCTGGAGGACCACTCCACCGTACCTATTGGTAGCAACGATGCTGGTTACTTCAAAATCCCAGGCTACTCTGCGAATGAACTGCCAATTGTGTCCGCAAGAGTGAGCGTAGCCAACGCGCCGCTGGACCCGCGTCTGGAGCGCGTGTATGGTTCGTCCAAGCTGGACGACATCACTATCACCGATCAGGTTGTGACCATCGACGTGACCCTGAAGTGGAAAGACCACAACCTGTATCGCTCGATCCTTGCGGTTAGTGCCTCTGGCACCG